CTTTTTACTGCCATCAAAATATATTTCTGCTGCTCCATCTTCAACAAACTTTGCAAAATAACTATCATCATTTGCAGACCTCAAATCAATATTATTTCCTGATCTAAGAACTAAATGATTCGCACCAAAATGATTTATAATACTACCTTGACTTGATATGTGGTAAATCTGAAGGTCTTGAGAATCTCCTAGTTGTAACTTTTTACTGTCAGGTAATGCGATATGCTCACTACTTGTCCAGCTATCGGTTGCATCAATCCAGTTAAATGTTTTATCTGTAGCACCTTTTAACGTAATACCACCACCATCAGCAGTAGTATCGGTAGGAGTTGATACCTTGCCAAGTTCAATATTTTTATCTTCAACTGTAAGCGTAGTCGTATCAATCGTTGTGGTCGTTCCAGAAACGGTCATGTTTCCGCTTACTGTCAAATTACCCGTTACATCAATTCCAGCTTTTGCATCAATAAGTACTTCCGATTGAAACTCATCTGTTCTAAAAAGAAATTTATTTGCAGAATTTGTTATATCGTAAAGTATTAAAGTTCCTTGATAATTAGTTATTTTCCAATCAGGATTATTTGATGTACTTACAAAATTTAAATCAGGTGAAAAACCTTGTAATGTCAAATCACCTGTCATTGTGTCAGAAGTATTTGACCTTAAAAAATTACCACTATTAAGTCCATCTAAAGTATCCGCATTAAGCCCTGACCCTGCTCCATCCACCGTCTTGATTAATGTAAGTATCTCTGCTGCTGTTTGATCTGCGGTTGCTGCTGTTTCTATTCCATCTAACTTTGTACCATCTGTCGCAACATCCCTTCCGTCAACTGTGCCTGTAACTGTGATGTTTCCTGTAATATCAGCACCATTGCTAACATCTAAATTACCTGTAATTGCAACTCCAAGACTATTAGTTGCTAACTTATTATTTGCATTTGAATCTTTTAAATTTATATTTGTAGCTCGTATTTCTAAATTGCCACTACCAGTTTCAGAAATTAAACTAGCTCCACTAGCAGTATGTTGAATTTGAAACTCATCACTATCTCCTAATTTAATTGTTGAAGCATCTGGTAAATCTATATGACCACTTGTAGTTATATCTTGAGATCCAAAATCAGGACTAATCTTTGTTCCAGCAATGGCAGCACTGGCACTTACATCAGAATTAACAATAGTAAGATCAGGAATATTAGCACTACTGATTGTTATCCCTGTAGGTAACGCTCCAGTTGCAAGTTTTGTTAGATCAATCGCAGCATTACTAGCTATCTTTGCGTTTGTTATCGCTCCACTATTAACAACAATATTTGCTCCATTACTGGATACTGTTACATCTCCTAAATCACCGTCAATAAAAGTACCTTGAGGACCAGGGGCTTTTACAGTAACAAGCTGAGTGACACCTTCAGTTACCGTAACTTCATAAGTATCTTCTGTAATGTTTACGTTTGTCATTGTGCTGTGTAACCTTCTTTCATATATATTGTACCCTTAATAAAATATTCTCTATCTCCATTTGGTTCGATTTTTAAAATATCATATCTATAAATATTATCTGTCATATTTGTAGTCTGAGTATCTGTTACTTTCCAAGTTATATCACCTCCAACAGCACTTACAACTGTAATAGTTGCATCTGCTAGTTTACTTGTCCTATTTTCATCCCATATTTGAGAAAGAATAGTCTTACCATTTAAATTTTCATTAGCATTATTACTATCTTTTAAATTTAGACTAAAAGAATGATCTACTCTTCTATAAATTTCTAGATTGTGTTTGCCAGGTTTTGCCATTAGCTATAAGGTGAACTGCCAAGGATGTCTGTTTTCCATTGTGCTTTTAATGCTGCTTCATCTGAAGCTGCTGCAATACCAGAATCAGCAGGTGCATCTCTTAGTGCTTGTTTCTTAGCAACAATATCTGTTGTACTGGCTGAAGTTTCCTGTGCTTTTTGAAATTCAACATCAAGTGCTTGAAGTAAAGGAGTTCTTGCACTTCTTATATTTGTTTTATGAATTTCTCTGGCTTTCGCCATGTCAGTGCCAAATCCCATAATAATTAAGGTGTGTAAGTCCAAGCATCTCTGAAACTCCTATCTGTAGGAATAACAGACTTATCTACAATATAAGATGTTTTTCCTGTTGGTACATCTTTATCTTTAATTTGTTCAACAGTTAAACCGCAATTATCTGCTGGGATGACAATTGCAACACCACCATCATCTGTGGTGTAAATAATACGTTTATCAGAATTAGCCATTAGTTTTTTCTTTTATTATATAGTACGTTTAATTAATCGCCAAAAACAACTGCGTTTATAACTGATCTATCTTCAGCATCTCCACTAATATTAGACAATCTAACTTTAAAAGCATTTACTGTATAATCATTAGCAGAAGTGCCACTAAAAGCAAATCTACCAGCATTTGCCATTGCTACATAATTTATGTTTGGCATATTATTTGTAAAACTACAAAGATAATTTCCAACACCACTATCTGTTATAGAACTAATATTAAAACTACCATAAGCAGAAGATATTGATACAGTTCCAGTTCCATTAAATCTAACCCATGCTTTTGCACGACCCTGTGCCACCTGTTCTGGTGTTGAATTATTAGCACCGTTTATATCTTGTAAATTGTTTACTTTTAATGTTGACATAGTTAAGGATGAATAACACCTACATTTATATCGGCACAATCAACTCTAGTACCACCTGCTGACCATGAATAAGTAGTAGAAACATGAAGATTACTTGCACTACGAGCAGAGGTCGTATTTTTATGCAAAATTATGTTACTGTCACTTCTTCCTTGTCCAAAAAAGTATGCAATATTTGTAGTAGCAAAACTTGTAGAGAAATTAATAGTGTAATTACCTGTTCCATTATCTGAAACTGAACTTATGTTAAAACTACTATGTATTGTAATTGCACCAGCACCATTAAAACTAATCCATGCGTCTAGTGATCCAGATTGCATTGGTGCTAAAAGATCAGTACCTCCAATATTTTGTAAGTTGTTTACTTTTAATGTTGACATAATTTAAAAAATAGCTACACAGAGTCTGCTACCGTCAGTTTTATGCGCACTATTCATTGGATGATAACATTTCATTCTAATAGCACTTGTGGTAGGTGCAACTCTGTTAGTCCAATAAGCGTGCATATGTGGATTAAAACCAGTATTTACATCCCCACTATGACCGACAGTAAAAGTATAATTAGCATCAGAAAAAGCATTTTGAAAAACAATACTAAAATCTCCCTGCCCATGATCTGTTATTGAACTTACATTAAAACTGGAATTTATACTTGGCGTACCAGCACCATTAAAACGTACAAAAGCTCTTACATATCTGCCGACTTCTGTGCCAGCACTATTTTTAACAACAGGTAATGTACTTGTCGATAAACTTTGTATATTAGCAACATTAAGAGTACTCATTTAAACAACACTCCAAGTTTCACCAGAACCAACAGTAACAACTACGCCTGAGTTTATCGTAATTGGACCAAAACTTCCAGCATTTTTATTATTTGTTATTGCATAACTTGTTGTTATCGTCTGATCGTTTTCCCAAAAAACCTGATTAGTTCCACCTCCACTAGCACCGCCAGCTACACCCCAACTAAGTGTTCCAGATGTATCTGTAGAAATTAAAGCATAACCAGCAACAGCAGGGTTGGCGGTTGGCAAAGTAAGAGTTAAATTTGCAGCAAGAGTACTAGGTGCTTTAATACCAACATATTGAACAGAACCACCTGTTGCAGCAGATGTTGGTTCTGAAAATCTAATTTCTTTTTGATTATTAACAGTTAAACCATTTTGATCTAAAAAAGCAATTTCAGCTTGGTTTACCACTAAACCTAACTGGTTAGTTCCTTTCTTATATAAACCTGTACCAGCATCACCAAAATTAAAAGATGGAGCAGATGTAGTACCAGCTATTCCAGATAGAGAACCAGTTAAAACACCACCTGTTTTTGGTAATAATCCAAGATTTGTCTGTGTTATATCTCCAATGGTTGTAAAAGTACCAGTACCAGAAGATACAGAAGTACAAATTTTTAAAAGATTAGTTGAGTTATCAATATGTGGTTGAAAAGGAACAACATTTGCATCTCCTGTTGGATCTCCAGTACCAGCACTTATAGTTCTTAATGCAGTAAAAATATCATTAATCTTATTTCTTACCGCTAATCCCGTACTATTAGCAGTATTATATTTATTAATAATATTATTGTTACTGTCAGTTAATGACGTAAGGTCTGCGGGTCTAGACATTTAATTAAGCACCTTTACCATATCCTAACGCTTGAAAGGAAAATTTCACATCTATAGGTGTATTTGATGAATTTTTAAATATTATTGTAAATCCTGTACCTGATACGTTACTTAAAATAAAAAACGCTCCAGATGGTAAATCATAAGGTGAAATACCAATTACAGGTATAAAGGCAGTAGTTGATCCACCAATATCACTTGTACCTGTAAAAAATTTATTTGCAAAAGTAACATCTGTTGGTTGTATTACTCCGTTAGAAATAGAATCACCAGATTGTATCGGTGTGCTTATAACATTACCTGATGAAATATATTTATTTTCTGTTCTTGATGGCAAAGAAGCATCAAATCCTAATTCTGTAAATTTTATATTTTCATTTGCATCAACAGATATAAGCTCACTTTTAAATTTAAAAGCTCTGCCTACAAAAGATCCATTTGTTAAATTTAAAAAGTTTGTATAACTTGAAGCATCACTTGATGTTTGTACTTTTAATTTACCTTTTAAACGATCACTACCCTCACCATCAAAATTATCTCTTAAATCTAAATTTGGTATTACATCAAAACTATCTGATATAAAAAACCCTTCACTTCTTATATGTCTTTTTAATCTTACATTTTGGTAAGCAGCACCTAAATCTAAAGGATCTGCAAACTCATAAGTACCAGTTAAATTATTTACTGGATTTGTAAGTTGTAACGCACCAGAGATAACACTTAAATTTGTTTTTGTACCACTAAAAGATGTCTGTTCTCTTTGCTGTTTTATAACAAGTTCATCTTCTGTTTCTGGCAATGCAAATTCTATTTTAGCTTCAGCAGTGGATAAGTTTAAACCTAAATCTTCAAACTTCAGGCTATAAGTACCAACTAATGCAGGTATAATAACTTCTGTTGTGTTACCGTTTTGTGAATCTAATTCTGTAGAATCACTAAATTTTGCATTTGCTAAAGTTGTTGAAGTATGTCGGATAAGACAACGGCCACCAAATATTACATCTTTAGCTAAAGCATTATCCCAACTAAGTCTAACCTGATAATTATTTATAGGTTGTAATTCTAAATTAGTAGGTTGTTCTGGAGGTAAAGATAAAGCATCAACAACAATAGATTCTTCTAAATGGTTTAAGGATTGATTCCCTAAAGCATTAACTGTAAAAATTCTTACGTCATATGTCCCAGCTACAAATTCTGTTTGTACAATTTCATATTCTGATTCCTGAGTTGTTACTGAACTAAAATTATCATCATCTCTTCTGTATTGAAGTATATAACTTGAAGCACCAGCAACAGGTTGCCAATCAATAAAAACTTTTGGGACTGCTCTATTATTAATAACAACAATTTTTTCTTCTAAATTTACTGATGAGGGTGCAGGTAAAATACTAGTCAATAGATTTACATTTCTTGCTGGTAATTGTTCACCATCTTCTACTGCTGCATATTTATCCTGGTTATGGCTTAAAGCAGTAATAGCATATGTTTTCTTAGCTGTTTCTTTTATATTTATTACTCGCCAATTAGTAACTGATAAACTAGCTGATTCAAAGATATATGGACTATTAACAACAGGTGCAGATGAAAAAGCACTGGAAACATTAACAACAGTTTGGTTATTTGAATAACTTAATATTGTTTTAGTTTCTACCGTACCGTTACTTAATAAGCAACTAATTGTAGGTGAGTCACTGATATCTGGCTGATTAGTATCAGAAGCATTATCAATAGTTATTTGATCTATATTTGAGTTACCTTGACTTGAGCTAACTGCTTTTACTACACCTCCTCTTCTTGTCGCTGCCTTGACTCTATCTGCAATACCAATAATGCTGCCTATTTGCACAACAGAACCAGCAGCAATGTTAGTTTCAAAAGCACAGGTTTCAGTAGCAGTTTGCTGTGTATTTAAAAACCATTTGCCAACTCTTTGTGCTTGACCTCTTGATGTCGTTCCAAATGTTCTAATAGTATTTATATGTTCGCCATACTTTGCTATCGCTGCTGTATCTTTTACAGTTACATAATCTAATTGTTGAGTTTCTAAATCAAAATAACTAATATTTATAATCGTAAATCTAGTTTTTAAGGAACTGCCACTATAAACAAAATTACCGTCTACAACATTTGCATTGTTAAATACATAATCAAAAGAAACTGTACTTGGGTTAGCAAAATCTTTTGGTGCGTCTTGTGATATTTTTATTGTGCCTTCTGAATAAAAAGGCATTGCCCTCATCACAGAACAAATGTCATTAATAAGTTTTAATGCTTCCTTTTGCGTTCTTATATTTACATTTAAAGAAAATCTAGGTTCCTGACCACCTTGCCCATCATCTACTACCTCACCACAATATTCACTTGCTTTACGAAAAACAAATTTGTCTAATGATGTTTCTGGTAAATTACATCCATATCTGCTGTCTATTAAAAGATCATAAAGTATCCAAGCTGGATCGTTTGTCCATTCTTTATCAGTTTTAAAAGTACCATTAAACGTGCCACTGTAAGTTATTCTGCCTGTTGCAAGTTCTACTGTTGCGTTGTGCGGTATTTTTACTTTTTTACCTCTTACTCTAAATACTCTTGATGGCAAAGATGGAAATTCTTCTGCACTAAAACGTAATGAAGTATATGCAACGTTTGGATAATTATTAGACTCTTCAATAATTTCAGTAACACCACTTAAACGCATTGAATTGAAAGTATTATTATCCCCTTCATCATTTGTTCTAGATACAGTAATAGTTATAGGGAAAAATGCACCTGATTGCCCTATAGCTGTTGTGTTATAGCCAGTGACATCAGATAGCCTTATACCATAATCACGACTATAAGATGATGTACTTTTACCTTGTACTAAGTTACTAAAAATTTGTTGTTCGCCTCCATTAGAAGGATTTAATAAAACTAAAACTCTTACAGCAGTTGCTTTTCTATCACCTGATTCACTATCAATTCTAAAAAATTGGTCAAATTTTACTCTAACTCTTACCTTGTCAACATTTATATTAGTAATCTGTACAGATCGTGTTGTAACTGAACCACCTGCAGGGAAACTTACAAGCTGTCCAATATCACCACCTGTTCTTTCAGTAGATTGTATCTCTGCTGCTGGTAATACTGCATTATTAGCAGTGCCCTGTTGAAACTGAAAATCAATACTGTCATAATTAAAATCAGATGTTGCTGGACTATCTACATCAGCATCAGCTTGTAAAACTGGTTGATTATTTAAAAATAAATCTTTTAAAAAAGCATTTTTATATGCTGTAGATGTTTTATCTGTAATGCCATTTTTATGTGCTGTTGCACTTAGTTCTATTTCACCTTCACTTAAAATATCAACAAGAGTAATAAAATCTATTGACTTTAAACTCCCAGAAGGAAGTTTTGCATTTTGTTGATAAACTAGCTCACCACTATTAGAAGTAATAATATTATTAATTTGACTCATTAAGTATTTACCACCTGTAAAGTATCTATATTTGCACTAATAGTATTTGTTCCAATTAAAGTTTCTCCATAAACAATATTTATTGGTACACCCTGTTTTGAAATATTAGTTGTTCCGTCAAATGTAAAGCTAGGATCTTGTTCATCCGCACCGCCAAACGTAGGTGGTGTTGGTGGTGGAAATAATAATTCAGAAACTCCTTGGAGCAAAAAACTAGCACCAATACCTGTTAAAGCCGTTGCTAAAGCACCAGAAATAAATACACTGGCTGCAGTGGCAGCAATAGCACCAGCGCCAAGAAAAGCACCACCTATTAAAAATGGCAAAAACTCTCCATGAACAACAGGTATTATTTTTATATCGCTTTCTGTTTGTAAATCCAATAATTCCTCTGAAATTCTTACCTTACCTGCCATTACACAATATTCTTGTTCTTTAATATGATCTGCTACACCTTCAAAATTATTTATTAGAAAACTAAAAGCCTGTCTAGGAGTTGCTACATCTATTTCAAATGTAGATTGCCCTATAAACTTTCTTAATCGACCATAAATAGTTAATTTAATCATCTACCTCTGCTGGATCTAATTTAATAATAGATTCTGTCTTTGGATCTACAAGATAAAAAGGCAAATCATTATACTTACAACTAATTTTATCAGTATGACTAAATTCAAACAATCCATCAGGGTGACTATGAACAATACCTAAAACTTCTCCTTGATCTTCACCATCTGCCCAATCTATAGGATCTATTACAAAAGATTCTTCTTTATAAGCTTTTGATATATTTTTGCATTTCCAATATGTATGCTTGCCATCTATATCTAAAACAAGACCACAACACTCTTCTGGATAACACTCTGTAGCGTGTTTATATGCTTCTGTAATCCATGTATTACAAGTCATTAGATAAATGTACCAGCAGAAGGGAATAAGTCTCTTGTAACTATTCTTGCAGGTATTTTTTTATTTTGCATATCTAATACACTAACTAACTCAAACTGTACTATTTGCCTATTTTCTACGGCTTTTCTGTCTATGTAATAAATTCTATCCTGTAATCTATCTGTACTAGGCGTACCAAAAGGATTATCTCCAGTAAAATTAGCGTTATCAAGTGCTGAAGCTAATGGCAAAAGTCTAGTAAATTTTGCATTTAATAAATCATTTCCAGGGGTAACAGTATTAACAACATTTAAAAAATCACTCATAGTCATAACTGTTGTATCTTTTGTAATACCACCTAAATTACTAAAGGTAAGAGTAGGTCTTGGAATTGTACCTTTGCTTGTATCTTCAAACCCTTCTGCTTTAACTGCTACTCTTTGATAATCATTATTATTAAATCTTATCTGTCCAAAATTGTTTAAATTAGCACCAGCATGAAATCTAAATATAGTATCTAAATTATTAGGATTATTAGTTGGTATATGTAAACCGACAGTAAGTTCAAGTTCATATAGCTCAATAACAGAACTTGGATTAATTTTATTTAATTCAGCAAAAGGTATTGCCATTATGGTTCAAATACTTCTCTAAAAGAACAGGTTAAAGTAACTCTATTAAGAAAAGGCACAGAAGTAGGATAACTTTGACAGACAAAGTTTTTTGTTACGTTTTCATTTGGAACGAGAAAAGTAAATGACGCACCATCTGTAATCCTGTCATTAAGAAAGTTAATAGCAGTTGTAGAGTCTGTTTGAGATAAATCAAACTTAAGATTTAAAGTTATAGGATTTTGATTCAATCCCTCTGTTAACCTTTGCTCAAAACCATCTCCGAAACTTATAAGATTAACGGCTGGTTGCCTTGTGATGGTGTAATTATATTTAGGATTAGCAATAGGAAAAGCTGCCATTAGCTTAATAAACCTCCAACTCGTTTTTCATTAATTATTACAGCTTGAACTGCTGCTGCAATCTGTTCTCCAAATTCATTAGCATTTTGTTGATCACCTTCAACAGAAGAACCAGAAGCATCTACATTTACTACTACGTTTGTAGATCCTCCTAACTGATGATTTGGAGTGATATTTCCAGAAGATCCTGGTGTAAATAATTCTGGACCACGTTCTCCAACAATATAACTACCTCCTGCTTTTACTGGTCCTCCGTCTGCCTTAAATAAGCCACCAATTCCAGGTATGCTACCGAGTAATGAATTTACACCAAATTGTAAAAGGGTTCTAGATATTTGACTAAATACACTGGTTGCTACCTCGCCTAAAGTTTTAGTTCCCTGTATAGCACCTTCAATGGCATCTACTAGTCCAGTTTCTATAGTTTGACCTATATTATCAAATAAATTTTTTACTTTTTGTGCCTCTTCAGCTTCTTCTTTTAAAAGTTGTATTTTTCTAAGTTTTTTTCTTATCTCGTCTTCATCTTTTATTACTCCTTCTTCTTTCATATCAGCAATTTGTTTTTCTATTTCAAATTCCTCAGAACTCATAGTTAGACTACGCTCCAGCATTTCTATTTCTTTATCTAAATTATTAACTCTAGATTTTTGTATAGTTTCTATCATTTTTTCAGCTTCTTTCTGTGCGTTTTTGGTATTTATAAGAGTTTGCTGTTTAGCAATTAAATCATTTACAATTTCCCTAGCTTTTTGTACATCTTGGTCATTTATTTGACCAAATAAACCTGATCCTTTTGTTTGATTTGTAAGATTTAAAATAAGTTCTTCTCTACGTTGTGGATTTAAACCTCCAAATTGTTCAGTTAATTTTCTTGTTTTTAATAAATTTTGTATTTCTTTTCCTTCTGTAGTGTCAAGATTTTGACCCTGTACTTCTGCTTGTTTTAATAAAGTTGCACGCTCTAAAGTTTGAGCAACAAATTTGCCTATACCTGAGTTTTCGACAAAAAGGGCAAACGAGGTTCTCATTAAAGTCATTATTCTTGCAAAGTTATTACCCAATTCTGTCATTCCCTGTCCAAACTTAGTTAAGGCATTTACTCCATCAGAACCTACAAGATTTATCATTTTTTGTCTTGCTGCCTCAAATGCTGCTTCCTCATCTCCTAGTTTTTTAAGTGTTGCTAATTGTTTTTCAAATTCAGTTCCATTAACTCCTAATGCTGCTGTAAGTGCTTCTACATTTTTAGTTGCTGGATCGAGTGCTTGTCCTAGTTTTCCTGCCTCTATAGCAAATTGTTGTAGTGGTGTGGCTACAGAAGTAGCAGCTAAACCTCCTGCAAAACCTCCCATCTGACCACCAAATAATGATCCAAGACCACCACCTAGTGCACCAGCAGCACCCACAAAAGGTCCTTGTCCAAATAACAAAGGAAATGCACCAGAAATAACTGCACTACTAGCTGCACCAGCAAAACGATTTCCTCCTCTTGTTGAGCCTCCTGTTGAGCCTCCTGTTTTTGGAGGTAATGCTGGGCCAATAGAGCCTCCTATTTGCCCAAAGTTTTTACCTTTAGGTGTGCTAATTTTACTTTGTTGTAGTAGTGCAGCAGCAGTTTCTTTTTCAACTTTTAATTGTTGTTGGTCTACCTTTAATTGTTTTTGCTTTATACGAAGTGTTCTTTGTTCCTGACGGGTTAACTTTACTGCTCCATTTAATCTATCTTTTTCATTTTTATTAACTGTTTTACTTGCTCTTCCGCCTTGAGCTAATTTATTTAACTTCGATATACGCTTTTCAAGATTATTTAACTGCTTATTAACAGTCCTGGTATTCAGTTTTATATTAACTTCGTAATTAGATGCCACTAATCTCAATAAAACATTACATTTAGTTTAGCGTACCTTACGGTATTGAGCTTTCTTTTGTGCATCTTGATAAGCTTTTTCTTCTCGCTCTCCTTTTAATCTGAAATATGCGTTCCAGCCGTACACTTCCTCTAATGTCATATTCTTTTTTAAATAATCCAATGTTATGCCTAAGTTTTCTGCAATAAAAAATTGTAAATATAAATAGTTGTCTTTATCAAGTTGTGCTTTTTACGGCATCAGGGCTGACCTCCTCGCCCAACTCTTGCATTTTTGTCATAAGTTCCAGTAAAACTGCCAGTGGTATTTCTCTTCTAAGACTAGGTTTATCTCCTTCGCTAAATAGTTTTTGTCCATTCTCATCTTCTGCCTTATTTATTATTACCTGTAAAGCAAAATCTAGACTACCTTCTTCCTGACCTTTATTTGTTGCTATTAAAGTAGCATTTATAGTATCTCTATCGGCAATAGTTAATGGTGTCCAATAAACAGTTAATACTACTTCTCCATTTCTATAAATAGAGTAACTACTTTTGGTATTTAAACTAAACGCTTGTTTTAGTTTGTCAATCGCTCTTTCTGTTGCCAT